CGCTGGACCTGAGCGAAGAAGCCGAGCAAGCCCCACAGCACCATTGCGCGCAGCAGGCACACGCCCGTGTAGGCGATGCCCGCGCCCACGTTGCCCTCCATCGCCCGCTCGTAGAGAGACTCGCTCGACGCCTTGCCGAGCATCGCCTTGGCGATCAGGTACGCGAGGCCGGTGACCATCAGCGCCTGCGCCCAAAGCTGGATGCGCAGCATCGTGTCGGCCCCGTTGCTCGGGTCGGTTTTCCAAAACCAGAAAAGCACGAGGGCGGGCACGGCGGCGAACTGGAACCAGCGCGAGCCGATGATGGTGAGGACTTGTTGCATGGCTTACTCCTGAAAGTGCGGTGTTGCCGGGACGGAATATCCCGCCCGTGATATTAACCGGGTTGTGTGACGGTCGTTCTCACGACGATGTCACAGCCACATCGCAAACGCAAACAGCGTCCCGCCGAAAAAGCCGACGGCCAGCGAGGCGTAGAACAGCCACATCGTGACGGCCAAGATGGCGGCCGAGGACAGGACGATGGCGAGTTGCAGCGCCATGCCGGCGTAGGAGAACCACGGCGAGCGCACCTTGGCGGCGTCGCGGTCGGCCTCGGCGGCCCGGGCGGTCTTGCTGATCTGCTCCATGTCGGCGCGCTGCGCAGCGGCCCGGTCGTCCTTGCCGGCGGTCTCGTAGATCACGGCGCGGACGTTCTTGGCCTGATACCACGCCCACTGGTTGTTGGCGGCGATGGTGGCGTTCAGGACGCGGCTGGAGTTGGACGAGCCGTACATGCCGTTGATCGCCAGCAGCAGGGCGAAGATGCTGATGCTGATGGCGCACAAGCCCTTCACGTGGGCCTCGCGCTCGGAACGGGATGCGGTCTTGGGTGGTGCTTTGAACATGATGCTTCCTGCGGTTTACTTGCCCTTCAACGCCCCGGCTCCGATGGAGTCGATGGCGTTCCACTGCGAATCGACGTCCTTCTTAAGGACGGCGAGGTCTTTGCCCGTGTCCGAGCGCAGGGACGAGATGTCCTTGCTCAGGTCGGTGCGGACGGATTGAACGTCCTTTTGCAGCCCGACGATCTGCTCGCGCATGGCCTGCACGTCGCGGGTGAACACCTGCACCCCGTCAACGCTGGTGCGAAGCTGCGAGATCGCGCCTTGCAGCTTGCTGACGTCGTTGGCCTCCATCAGCTTCTGCATGCCGCTGATGTCGGTGACCAGCTTGCCGCCCAACGCCTGCGCTTCAGCCAGCCCCTGCGACACCTTCACGAGTTCTTCCTCCATCTGGTGGACCTTCTCGTTCAGCACGACCAGCGGCTGCATGTCGGGCATCTTGATGTCGGCCACGATCTTCTGGAGTCGTTCGTAGTCGGACCAGACCTTCCCGGCCGCGTAGATCGCGCCGGCCACGGTGGACACGACGGCAAAGAACCAGACGATGTAGCTGCCCTTGATGTGAACCCCGCCGACCTTGAGTTCGGTCGAGGCGAGGTCCACCTTGCCGGGGTTGTTTTCGGCCATGTCAGTTGCCGAAGCCGGCCGTCACGCTGGTGTAGAAGGCGCTGCTCGACTGCTTGTATTGGTCGAGCATCCCGGCTTGCGTGATCTGCAGGCCGTCGGTCCACGACAGCGTGATCGCCGTGTCGGCGTAGGCGGCCGTTGTGGTGGCGTAGTTCAGGTCTTTGGCGTAGGTGTCGACGAACCGGTCCACGTTAGTGGTCAGCGTCACGTTTTGCGCGGCGCGCATGAACAGCGCGGCCTGCGAGGCGTAGCTGTTCACGTTGGCGAGGCTGGCGTTGTAGGCGGCGGCCTGCTGCTGCGTGATCTCGGTACCGATGCCCGCGTTCAGGATGGCCGTCTGCGTGGCCCGGGCGGTCGGCACGTCGGTGATCGCGGCCACCATCGTGTTGACGGTCACCACCTTCTGCAGGTCGGCAGTCGCTGAGGCCAACTGGCTGATGGCCTGCTGCATCAGGGCGATGTTGTCGGACGCCCTCTGCTCGAAGTATTGCCGCGAGCCGTTGAAGTTCGTCGTGTTGAAGGTCGTCAACGCCGTGTTGTAGGTGTTGCGCTGGCCCTCGGTGATGGTCGCCGAGGTGTAGGCCGTCGGGTCAACGATGGTCCCGGACGACGCCGAGGTGGACAGCGCGGTCGAGTAGGCGGTGCCGAGGGTCAGTTGCCCCTTGATCGTGCTACTTGCCGTCCGCAGGTTTGTCACCGCCTGCTGCTGGATTGGAATCAGCGTTTGCGCGCTTGCTTGGGCGGTAGCGATCAGACAGAGAGCCGCTGTCGTCACCGCGAGAAGCAGTCGGTTGCTGGATTGGTGCGAGTTCTTTGCCGGGTGCATAGTCGGGCCGCCTTTCAGGGTTCTGCTGCCACAAAATCGTGGCTTGCTTTCCGATTGCCCCGAGGTACGGACACGGCGTGCCTGCCATTGCCATTGCTTGGAACACTCGCTTGTCTTGACAAAGGGCTGCGACGGCGGCCACTTTGAGGCCGAAGTCGTTGAGCGTTTTGGCGAGCTTCAGAAGCTCGCACTGCTCGTCCCGACGATATGTCCCGCCGCCGATCCCGATCACACTTGAGGAAACGGACCCGCTGATGCCGATGAGGCAGGAGTCCGTTCCTCCGCCCATGTAGGACGGGGCAATCGCACTTGGCGGCGGGGTGCTTCCCGGTGCGTTGCCGTTATAGGTCGTCGAATGCGTGGTGTTGTTGCTGTTCGACGAGTTGGTAATGTTGCTGCCCTGCTGATTCGTCGACAGGTTATCGACGGTCGCCGTGTTCTGCGCGAGCGCGGCGATGGGAAAGAGCAGAAGCAGCCACCGCATCACCCAAGCGGCTTGTCCTGCTTGTTCTCAAGCCGGTCGAAAATCTGCCGCAGGATGTCTTTCACTTCCTTGATGTCGGTGCGGTAGTCCTCTTTGGCGACGTATTCCTTGGGGAGTTCGGCCATCTGGTCCTCCAGCTTTTGAAGCTTGCGGGTGATCCAGTTGAAAACGAAAACGGCAAGGAACGCTCCCACCGCGACGACGAAATTGAACAGTTGCTGACTTTCCATGCGGACCTCGAGGACGCTTTTTGCTGGCCGAATCGTAACGGCTGTCAGGCCGCCGCCAGCCAAAGTTCGGCCTGCGCACGCTCCACACGCACGGCCATGTCGATGCCGTGGTCGCCCACCGCGACGTCGGCGTAGGCCACCGCCTCGGCCATGTCAATCCCCGAGTCGACGGCGGCCATGTCGGCAGCAGCGACGGACGCGGACAAGTTAGCGGTTGCCGCAGACGAGGCAACCTGCACTTGACCGATGACGTAGAGCTTGCGCAAACGTCCCGAAACCTCAACCAAAACGGCCGAGTACCCGTCGACGTTTTTGGTCAGGTAAAGCGTGCTGCTGCCGCTGGCGATCACGCCCGTGACACCAGCAATGTTGATGGAGATGGTGGCAGTGCCCGTCGCGCTGGCCTGAGCCGTTGCGGCCCCGGCAAGCGGCACAGCAAGGGCAGCCGAGCCAGAGGTGAAGGCCGTCGCAGTGGCTTGCATTGCCAGCGTTTTGACGACGTTGGCGTCGGCCCCGACGGACGCCACCGCGCTACCGGCGGCCGCGATGACCTTGGTCAGCGTCGCCGAGCCGGTGGTGGTGGCCGTGGCGACGGCGGCGATGCCTTGCAGCGGGACGCTCAAAGCGGCCGAGCCGGTGGTCAGGACCGTGGCGCTGCCGGCTGCTGCGATGCGCTTGGTGACAGCGGCGTCGGAATTTGTCGTGGCGACGGCGTTGGCCTGAGCGTTCACCACCTTGGTGATCGAGGCAGCACCAGTGGTGCTGGCCGTGGCGACAGCGGCAAGTGCGGCCAGCGGGACGTACAGCGAGGCCGTGGCGGCCGTTGTGGCGGTGGCTTGGGCGCTGACCGCCATCACCTTCGTGAGCGCCGCCTGCGCGCTCGTGGAGGCCGACACGGCGGCCTGTGCGGCCACCTCCTTGCTGATGGCGGCTGCGCCCGTGGTCGTGGCAGTCGCGGCGGCGGCCAAGCCCTGCAGCGTGACGGTCAAGTCGGCAGTGCCCGAGGTCGTGGCAACGACCTGCGCGGCAACGGCCAGCACCTTGGTCAGGTCCGCTTGGCCCGTAGTGAGGGCCGTGGTCGAGGCGGCGGCACTCACCACCTTGGTAATCGCGGCCGCGCCCGAGGTCGTCGCGGTGGCGACACCGGACAGCCCCTCGAGCGGGACGTAAAGCGAGGCCAAGCCGGTCGTCAGGGCCGTGGCACTGGCCTGCGCAGCGACAATCTTGGTGACCGAGGCCGAGCCGGTAACGCTCAGGACGGCGGTTGCGGCGAGACCTTCGAGGTTGACCGACAGCGCGGCCTGGCCGGAAGTGACAACCGAAGTGTCAACCGCGACGGCCAGCGACTTGACGACGGCCAGCGGCGCAACGACGGTGGCCGACACCGAGGCGGCACCGACGAGCGGGTTGTCCAGCGTGGCAGAGCCGGAGGTGCTGGCGACGGCGTTGGCCGCGCAGGCAATGACCTTGACCACATCGCCCGCGCCCGTGGTGACGACCGTGGCGTTGGCAGCGCCCGCGACGGTCTTGCTCAGGTCGGCGGTGGCGCTGGTGGCGGCCGTGGCGGTTGCCCCAAGCGCGGCGAGAGGGACGTCAAGCGTCGCCAAGCCCGCCGTGGTGGCGACGGCGTTGGCGGCGGCCGCGATGATCTTGTCGAGGCTGGCCGAGGCGGTCGTGGTGACCGCCGTGTTGGCGTTCCCGGCAATGGCAAAGGCCACCAGCAGGTCGGCGTGCGGCGTGACGCTGGTGCTGACCGAGCCGGCGACGGGTTTGGTGACCTCGGGCGTGCCGTTGGCGTTGGTGGCGACCGCCGTGGCGTTGACGGCCAACGTGTAATCGACGGTCGGGCTGCCGCTGCTGCTGACCGCGCCAGTTGCCGTGACGGCCAGCGCCTTGGTGACGGTGGCGCTACCGGTGATGCTGGCGGACGCCGAGGCGGCCCCGTCCACCGTGAAGGCGCTGATGATCGCGCCCGCGCCCGTGGCGGCGGTGGTGGCGGCCGCAGCAAGCGTAACCGTCAGGCTGGTGGCCCCGGAGGTGGACGCGGCGGTGCTGACCGAGGCGGCCACCGACTTGGTGAGCGCGACAGCGGCACTGGTGGCGACGGTGGTGGTCGCGGCCCCGGCAAGCGGCACGCTTTGGCTGACAGTCCCAGCGACGGTAGCAGCGGTTGCGACAGCGCCTGCCAGAGGCTTGCTGGCGCTGGCATCGCCCGAAATGGTCGCGGCCGTGGCGACGCTGGCGGCGAGCGGCTTGCTCAGGCTGGCATCACCCGTCAGCGTGGCGGTGGCAGCGATGTCGTCGGCGAGCGCCTTCGTGACGCTGGTTGCGCCCGATGTGGTTGCGCTGGTGCTGGCGGCCCCGGCAAGGCCCGTGGTGAGGCCCAAAGCGCCCGCTGTGGCCGCTGAAGTGCTGATGGCGGCTGCCAGTGCCTTGCTGACCGAAGGAACGCCACTGGCGGCCGCTGTGCCCGTCGCCGCGCCATCGACACGGTAAGCGACCGTGATCGCACCGCTGGTGGCCGCCGTGGTTGTCGCAGCGCCGGCCAAGCGGAACGTCACCGAGGTCGCGCCAGATGCAGACGCGGTCGCCGTTGCGGAGCCAGCCACACCAATGCCGAGCAGGACGTAGCCCACCGTCACCGCAGTGCTGTTGCCGGCGGCGTTAATGGTCTTTGTCAGCGCGGCCGAGGCGGTTGTCGCGCCGGAGGTGCTGATCGAGGATGCGAGGGTGACCGACTTGGACAGCGCGGCCGTGGCCGTCGCGGTCACTGCAACGTCGTCGGCCAGCGCCTTGACGACCGACACGACGGCGGTGGTTGCCGCCGACACCGCAACATCGTCGGCAAGCGGCTTGCTGATCGACAGCGCGGCCGTGGTGGTGGCCGTGACAGAAACGTCGTCCGCCAGCCCCTTGGTGACGCCCAGCGCACCGGTGACCGTGACGACGCTACTGGCCGCGCCTGCGACACTGAACGCAAGCGTGGTCGCGCCAGTGGCGGTGGCGGTTGCGGAGGCTGCTGCGGCCGCGTTTGCGGTCTTGGCAATCGCCCCCGAAGTCGTCGCCGCCGTCGAGATGGACGCGGCGAGGTTGGCCGTGTTGGCAAGCGCGCCGCTCGTGGTGGCGGCCGTGGAAATGCTCGCGGCCAGCGATTGCGTCGTGCCGGACAGCAACGAGCCACCAAACGGCACCGAGGCAAACGGGGCGCTGCCGAAGCCGGTGTCGCCGATGTTGTAGTCCACGTTTGCCATGATGTTTCAGTGTTCGGTTACGCCCAAGGCGGTGCCATCTGAACGCAGTGCGGGCTGACCTGCTCGGCGATCTGGCCGATCAGTTGCACCTGCACCGCGTTCACCTCGTCCGCGCCCATTTCGGTTTCGACCCAGCCCTGCACTTGGGCTGCCGTCAGGTTTTCATATGGGGTGAAATTATCGGGGTCGGGCGGCCCCATCGTCTGCTCGCCATTCGCGGCAAAGATGTGACCTGCGCCATCGTTGGCGGTTAACCGCCAGTGAACGGCCTCAACCACATTGGCTAGGCCACCTTCGTTTGGAACAACCTCAAGCGAGACAAAATCCCACGAGAAGGTAGTCACATGTCACCTCACGGTTGCGTCGGCCACATCACTTCTGACGGAAAGCCGGGTTGGTCGGTAATGTCACGCAGGGCTTGGCGGTAGGTCGCCCACGCCTCCTTGTCCACTGGAGCATCTGCCAACTGCGTCCAATCGCAGGCGGCAAGCAGTGTGTTGCGCTCGGCGCGCACGTCCGCCGCTTGCTGCTCGGGGTCGATGAGTTGAGCGTTCGGGTCTTTCAACACGCCGTCAACCAGCACCCACCCCGGGCCGCCGCCATAAACGTCGGCATCCAGCCAAGTCGGGTCGTCCAGTTGGTCCACAACAATGGTGTTCACCACCACTCCGTTTTCAATTACGTGCGCTTTCATGGTTTGTCCGATCAGTATTCGATGATGACGCAGCCCTGGTTGCCGCCGGTAGAGACTGCAACGCTATTTCCTGCATACCCGCCAGAGCCATAGCCAGAGGGAGCTACAAGGCCACTAGCGCCATTACCTGTAGACGCGCCGCCTTGTCCGTGCGTGCTGTCGCCACCACGGCTGACGTAGCCAGAGGTACTAGTGACCTGTGCGCCCCAGCCTCGCCCGCCGTCAATGGAGGCAATCAATCCGGTGCCAGAGGCGCTGACTGAGCTTGTCGAGGTGTTCGAGCTATTGTTACCGCCAGCTCCGCCCGTAGCTGTCACGCCGTTAAAAACGGTATTGCCGCCAGCACTACCGGAGACTCCCGATGCGGGAGCGGCACCACCGGCGCCGATGCTGTATGAGATGGAACCACCGGGCGTCACGGTGAAGAACGCGATGCCTGTGGCCCCGCCCCCGCCACCGCAGCCGAGCGTAGAACTGCTGCCACTCCGTCCGCCCGAGCCACCGCCGCCGATGATGGTGGCGTTGATCTTGGAGACGCCAGCCGGGACAGTCCAAGACGTCCCCGACGTCAGCACCACCACGTTGCCAAGCCCGCCGCCGCCAGCAGTGGCCCACGACAGCACGCCCGCGCCGTTGGTGGACAGGACTTGGCCGCTGGTGCCGTCTGCAGCAGGAAGCGTCCAGACACGGTTGGTGGTGACCGTCCCCGGCGACTTAAAACCAACATAGTGCGTCGAATCGGTGTCTGCAAGGCGCAGTTCGTTTGTTGCCTTGAGCGTGAGAGCGCCTGCAATGCCGACGCCACCGCTCACCTGCAGCTTGTTGGTGGTGTCGTCCGTGGCCCCGAGCAACACTCGGCCAGCGGAATTGATCCCCATCGCAAGCGTCAGCGACGACGCAGAGCCTGCGGTGCCAGTGCCGACGTACCAGTCGTGGCCGCCGTCGCCGTTCATGCCGTAGGCACCAACAACGCCGGTCACGATGTTGGTGTTGGCGGTCCCGTTGAAAAACATGTTCCAGTACAGGTAGCCGCCAAACACGTTTGACGCGTTCATGCCGACGTAGCCGCTGCCCCCGTTGGGTTTCAACTCAATTGCTGCAGCGGCCGATCCCCACGAGTTCGGCGAACCGTTGACGCCGATCTTGCCGCCCGACGGATTGAGAACGAGGTCGTTGGCGACGGCAGAATCATTGCGCATCGCCTGCAGCCACGAGTCTCCCGTCGACGAGTCCACACCGGCATAGAGGCCGTAGAGGCCGTTCGTGGACGAGAAGAACGCGCCGCCGGCTGCGGTCCCGAGCGTCGGGAAACCGCTCGATTCGCTTGCAACGGTCAGCTTGCGCGACGGCGAACTGGTGCCAATTCCAAAGTTGCCAGAGGTGTCAAAGCGCGCAATCTCGGTCGCGCTCATGATGAACGCCATCGGCAACAGCGTTCCGGTGCCGATGTTGCCCGACTCGAGGCGCACTGTGCCGCTGGCGGCGACCAAGGAGGCGATGGACGCGTTGGCCGGATCGGACGAGTTGAAGGCTTGGAACTGCGAGTTAACCGCAGTGCCGTTCGGGATTGCCGTGACGAGCGTCTGCCCGTTAGTGGTGCTGGTCTGGAAAAGCGTGCGACTTGCAACGGTGGTGTTGCTGAAGTCGCCAGTGATGCGCAGGCCCGTTCCGCTAAAGGTCAGGTTGCCTGTCAGCGTGCCGCCGGTCGTCGGCAGCGCCTCGGTCAGGTCTTGCGCCACCGGCCCGGTGAACACCACCTTGGCCCCGGCCGAGAAGTTGACCAGCCCGCCTGCGTTGCTTGAGGCGTAAACCGTGGCCCGGGTGAGAGTGCTGGTGCTGGAGGTCCAGACGCCCTCGCCGACTTCCCACTCGGAGCCGGTCGAGTTGATGATGGTGTAGCGCAGCGTTGCGCCGTTGGTGTGGGCGGCCGCGACGGTGCGGTAACCACCCGAGCCAGCAACACCATCGACGGTGATGGTGCCGGTGCCCGTCGTGTTCGTCTGGTCCTTGACCCGGTCCTTGTATTCAGCCATTTCCGCTTCCTAAGAAAAAACGCCCGGGCCTTGGCCGGCAGGGCGACCGCAGCTTCCGGGCGTTCATGGCGAGGCGCAGTTGGACTACACGCTCGCCCCCGCTCCAGCGTACCGCTCGCGGATCAGGCGAACGTGATGGTCAGCGAACCGGCCGGGAAGGTCACGGTATCGCTCTGGTTGATGGTCTTGCTGATGGTCAGCGCGCCGTAGAACAGCAGGTTGCCGCCCGACGTGGCGTCGTAGATGCCGAAGTGGGTGACGGTGCCCCAAGTGCCCGACGGGGTCGGGAACGTGATGGCGTTGTTGTTGCTGGTTTGGCCGCCGGTGCCGGACGACGCGGTGGTCGAGCCAGCGCTTTGCGTGCCGGCCCAGTTCGCCAGCGACGAAGCCACGGTGACGCGGCCGTAGTTGTTGCCGGACACCTCGGTGCCACCGCCCGTGTCCGAAGGCGCTGCGGTCAGCAGGCCAACATACAGGTTGGTCGTGGTGGGCGCGGCTTGGCCCCGGAAAAGCTGGTCAACCAGCTTGTTTTCCAAATAGTCGGACATTGCGGACATGGAAGTTCCTTTCAGTCAAATTGGGAACGAACGTTGAACTTGAGAACTTCGTAGACGGTCTGTTTTTGCCCGTCGAAGTCCACCTCAACTTCCCCTTCATACGGGCCGGCCGGAACGTCCAGCGTTGTACCGGGGAAGTTGAACCTCACTTGGCCGGTGGAACCTCCACCCACCTTCTCGCACAACAGCGTGCTGAGAATCGTGTCAGTGCCAGCAGCACGGAAATAGACGCGAACGACCGTGTCCGGGTCGGACAGGTTCATGCCCAGACCTGTGCTGCGGTCCGTGAGCGTCAGCGTGATGTAGGGGAAGTTGTCCCCCTGCACCAGCTTGATCCGTTCTGCCATTCACATGCTCCTGTTTGCGTGCGCCGGATTTTCTCACTCGGACGGCGCGTCATCTGGGACGAAATTATCACCGCCCTGAGCAAGTGGGTCGCCGCCCAGTCCCTCTTCGGGTGCCAACGGCAGGCCAGCAAGCTCACGGAGATGATTCTCAAGCTCGCGGTCGGGGAACATCATCGCGCCGGCCGCCGTCATGGCTTGGACGAACTGCGCCACCTCGCCGAGGTTCTGCTTCTCGAGGTCGCCCGGGACCAGCGTCGGCATCATCAGGGGGTCCATCCCGTTGAGCGCCCATAGGCGCGGGATCAGGTGACGATTGAAAACGTCGGCCATCGACTGCTGGAACGCGCCGATGGCGGTGGCGAACAGCGCGGTCTTGTCGGACGACAGCGCGAACGAACCGACCGACTGCTGGCCCAAGAAGATGAAGTCGGCCAGCACCGAGGTGGCGATGGCGCGGTTGTAGCGGTCGATCACCTTGGAGGTGTCGAACGAGCGCGTGCCCCCGGTCGAGAGCAGCTTGAAGTCGAACAGCAGGTTGCCCGATGCGTCGCGGTCGGACGGCAGCAGGATGCCCTCCTGCATGTCGCGGCGCACCTGCGTGACCAGCGTTTTCCACGCCTGCAGCGTCTGCTTTTGCTGGGCGTCGGCCGACGGGTCGAAATACTCGCCCGGGATCATGGCGACGGGCAGGCCGGCCAGATCGCGCTCGATGCCCACGCCCTCGATCTCCTCGATGCGCTTCTTGAAGTACCACGCCCGGTAGGCGTTGCGCAGGACGGAGCGGCCCTCGGGGTTGTTCTTCTCGTCGGTGGTGCGGAACAGCAGCAGCTTCTCGATGGGAATCATCACCATCGCGCCGGACCACGGCTGCTGCCACATGCCCTTGACGGAGCCGTCCTCGGGGTCGAACTCCCACTTGATGATCGTGTTCTGGGCGCGCAGGCTGATGTTGCGAATGCCGATCATCCCGTCGTTGAACTTTGACCGGGTGCTGCCGTCCTTGGCGTCCATGCCGCCGCGCTTCTTCCAGATGATTTCCAGCGGCGCGAAGCCGTAGGTGAACATCGAGCAAGCCTCGGTGACCACGGTGGACCACGGCACGCTCATGTCGTCCATCACCTGCTCGACGAACGTCTTAGCCTCTTCGGCCTCGCCCGACTCGTCGGCTGCCTGCACGCGCCACTTGGTTTGGCGGATCAGCATGGTGATGGCAAAGGTCACGGCCCCGACGATGGGGTCGTTGTCGCTCATCTCGCGGTAGACGCGGGAAGCGTTCAGCCCGCGCAGTTCGCGCAGGAATTCGTCGACGACGTAGCCCCCGAACTGGCGGAGGCCGGTTTGGCCGATGGCGGCCGGGTCGAATTTCAGTTTGTAGGCGGTTTCCGCCATCAGTCATCTCCTGCGTCTGCCATCGCGCCCAGCCAAGGGCTGATGCGCACGCCACCACCGGGTTGTGCGTTCCGCAGGCCCGGATTGACCTGACGGTACTGCTCGACGGCAAGTGCCAGCGCCATCACACAGTCGTCGTGGTAGCCCTCGGGTGCTGAATACTTCACGCCCGTCCGGGTGTAGAGGTATTCGAACAACTGCAACTCGGACTTGATCGGCCCGTCCGGGAACCCCACGGCGTTTGTCTGGATGGCAACTGCAAGCCCCTCCATGAGCTTTTGCTTGCTCGACGATGAGAAAGTGTAACCCGTGACATTCCGGCGTTGTTTTTGCAGGCGCTCCACGATGGGGTCGCCGACGCCGGTCGAGTCGATGAGAGTCGGGCAGCGCCCAATGAGGGCGAGGATTTTCTTGACCGTGACCTCCCACGGCCCCTGCCAGCGTTCGAACCCGCAAACGTCCCCGTTCTTGTCCAAACCGATGACAACGGTCCAGTCGGTGGACTTTGCCAAGTCGATGCCGATGGCCACGGGCACGCCCGCCGAGAGCGGCCTGATACATCCGGCGATGTGGGTCAGGCCAAAGGGATTACCCTCATCGTCGGACGGCTCGGCGAGGTAAAGCTCGCGGAACACCTTGTCGGGCAGCAGCGCCTTGGCGTCCTCGATTTCCTCCCGGGACAGCACTCCGCCCTCGACGGCGTCGTATGCCGTCAGCTTGGCGTAGGCCATGCCCGGAGCGCCCGCCTCGGCCTTGCGGGCCATCTGGAAGTGCCAGTTGGTGCGGCCCTTGACGTTCCCAATGATGCGCACCGGCCCCCGGGTGGCGGTCAGGGTGGAGCGCACGGCCACCCACGAGTCCTCGCGGCAGCGGCTGGCCTCGTCGATCACGGCGGCGTAAACGTCCTCGCCGTAGAGGTTGTCGGGCTTCTCGGCCGACTTGAACCACATCGTCGCCCCGTTGGCGAGCGTGATGGTCATTTCGGTTTCGTTGGCGAGGTAGATCGCCTTGGGCAGCCCCCGCTTGATGCGTCGGAACGCGATCTTGGCCTGCGGGTAGACGGGCGCGACCCACCAGTAATTGCGCCCGGGCTTGCCGTGAATGAACGCCTGCTCGGTCAGCCACGCCATGCAGCCGACGGTCTTGCCGGCCTTGGTGCTGGCCTCGATGATGGCGTAGCGGGCCAACGCGCCCGCATGGTCTACCGCGTCAAAGATCGCCTTGCGCTGCGCCGGATACAGCCACGGCCGCTCATAGACGATCTGCATCAGGCGTCAGGCGCCTCGCGGTCGCCGATCTTGAGGGTTACTACCACCGTCTCTTCGCCGTCCTCGGCCTTCTTGATCTTGGCCTCGGCCTCGGCGCTGAAATCGCGCTCCCGCATCCCGAGCCGGGTCTTGGCAATGAAGATGCAGGCCGTCAGCGCGGCCTTGCGGTCCTGCTGCTGCGTGGCGATGCTGACGAGGTTCCCGGCCACGGCCGACCCGATGCGCTCGGCCCCCCGGGTCAGTTCGTCCTCGTAGTACTTGAGCAGGGTCTTGACGTCCACCTCGATCAGGCGGGCGATCTGCTCCTGCGTGTAGCCAATGAAGGCACCGAGGGACACCGTCCGGCGCAGCAGGTCGGTCGGCTCATGGGCGGCCTGCTGGCCGTTGGCCTTGCGGGCGCGCTTTTTAGGTTCAGGAACGGCCGGGAGTCCCGTGGCCGCCCCGGCAGGTTGGGGTTTGATTGGCTTGCGTGGCATAAATATCACTCCCGTGACAAATTTCGCTTGCTTTCCGTCCGGGCTGGAGCGACAGTATCACCATCGTAACACCCAAAGGAGAAAGCGATGAGCGAGCGAACCAAAGAGAAGATTCTGGATGTCACCACGGCAGTTGCCATTGGCCTGATGCTGGCTTGGTTTCTGGTGCAGGGCATCTGAAAAGCATCTGAAAAGCAATCGTCCACAAATCATTACGGAGAAGCAGCATGCAAACGACGACGATCCTCCCCCCCGGGTTTGCCGGGGTTCTTTCAAACCTGATCGCGGCCAAGAAGGCCAGCGCCCCGGCCCAACCCAAGCGGCGCGGTCTGCTGGCGGATGTGGAGCGCGATGTGGCGCTCGGGAAGGCTCCCCCGCCCATCGAGTTCGCCACGGCGGCGAACTACACCTACAACCGGCACGCGGAGGCGCTCTATAACCTCTGGCAGAGCGGCGACCTCGCGGGCCTGCAGGCTTACCCGATTGGTGGGGTTAACACCTACTCGCGGGCCTTGCAGCGGTATCGCACGATCCTTGTGGACAACTTGCAGGGCGGTTTGCAATGAGCGACGAGCAGGTGCAGCGCTGCATGGCGCTCTGGAAACTGATGCAGCCCCGGATCATGGCGTTCGCGGCGGCGCACGGCGCGACCCCGACGGAGGTTGCGGTTGCGATGACAATGGGGACTCCGCAGGTCGTGTTCGCGGCTTCCGCGACTGGCGACGAGTGGGAGCAGATGGAGCGGGCGCGTGCCCTCTTCGGTGCGGTGGGCGAGGCGTTGGTGAAAGGAGCGCGGTGATGGCGTCGGTTTGGTATCACGACCGCAAGGTCACGAAGAAGGTGCGCGGCCACATGAGCGTGCAGGGCGCGAGAAACCTGTTCGACAAGATGCTGGTGGACTGGCACCGGCGCGGCGGGGTTGCCGAGCGCGTCAACGCCTTTGAGGCGCTGATCTGGATGAAGGGCGAACTGAAGTGCGGCCTTTACGTGGAGGCGCATTCGGTCCCCTCGGCGGCGGAACCCGGCCAGCCCCGGCGGGAGGCTGCATGAGGAAGCGCACGCGGCGCAAGGTCTGGTCCACGGCGATCAACCCCATAATGCACGCCGTTATGGGCGCGGCGCTGATCCCGCAGGAGGAATTGGACCGGCTGCGCATTCGTGAACTCGCGGCCATCGAGGCGTTAGGGCAGCGGATCAGGAGCCGCGCCGCGGGCGTCGTCGTGATCACTTGACCTTCTCGGCCTTCTTGGCCTTTTTCTCGGCCCGAGCGGCGTCGGCTTTGTCCACCTTCCCGGCCTCATTCCCCACCAGCTTGCCCGGAGCGCGCTCTCCCATGACCTCGGTGAAGGTCCGTCCGTCGGACTCGAGGTGCGCGTGCAGGCCCGTGAACGCCTGCCAGCGGGTGACGATCACGTCGCAGTACTTCGGGTCCA